ACCCCACCGCCGCCGTAGCTCTGTGCTTCACGCCGCGACAGCACCCGCTCGCCCCGCTGCAGGATTGCAGGCACCTCGTCGTGGCGGAGCCCTGCAACACCGCCGGAGTGCATCCGGGGCGCAGCCGCGAACGCCATCGCCGGGACCATCCGGCCTGCTGCGGAGGCACCTACCATGCCGCCCGCATGAAGGATGTTCGCGAAGATCCCACCCGCGCCGCCAAGCGCGCCGGAAAGAGCATTGGCGATGGGCCCGAGGATGAACCGCCGCGCAGCCAGCTTGGCGAGATCGGCCAGCAGCGAGGTGACGAGGTCGCGGAAATCCAGCTTGCCAGTCTTCACGAAGTTTCCCACAGCATTCTCAGCCGACTGGAACGCGCCGACCAGCGCTTGGCCAATGTCCCCGCCAATCTCGCGCGCCTTGCTTGCATAGTCGCTGAGTGCTGCGGTGACCGCCTGCCAGCCGGTGACGGCTTCGGTATTCGGTTCGGCGGCAGCGGCAGCAGCCCCGGCCGCAGCGCCTGCACCCGTGGCCGCCCGTCCGGCATCGCCAAGGGTGGTCTCCAGTCGCTCAGCCGCGTCCGTTGCTTCGGTCAGCGCGGCTGCGCTACCCTCATTGCTGCCCTGCACCGCGTCACGCAGGGCCTGCCAGCTGGCGAGTGGCGCACGCGCGCCTTCGGCCATATCCCGCGCGGCACCGCGATAAGTGTTGGCCGCGGCCAGTGCAGTATTGGCCGCCCGGGTGAGCCCGAGATTGGGGGCAGTGAGCGGGTTGTCCTCGAAAGCGCGGTCGAAAGCGGATTGCGCGGCGGTGGTCGCAGCTGTCGCGGCACCCTCGAAACGGTTCTCGATCTGACCAAGCTCAAGATCGGGAATGATCGAAATGCGCCGCTCGGACCCGAGTGCTTCCAGCCCCTGATTGATCCCGCCGATGAATGTGTTGATCCGCGAGACAACGCCGTTCAGCATGGCTTCAACGCCGTCGATCAGGCTGTTGGCCGCCTGAAACGCCAGATCGCCGATGGCCGCCGGGAGCAGTCCCCAGATCGCCTTGATCGCCTCATAGGCCCCCTCAAACGTGTTCGCGGCCGTATTGCCGAAAGCCACGACGCTGTTGATGGCGCTCTGCATGCCGGAGGCGGCATCGGCTTTCAGGTCGAAGAACATCGCCGTGGCCGCAGCACCCGCCGCCGCAGCCCCCATCTGAATACGGTCCCAGACCTCGACGGCGAGATCTTTCAGGAGCGACATCGCCTCGCCAAATCCGCCAGCTCCCGACACAAGGCGGGTGAACTGGTAGACAAGCTCGCCCGCGCCAACGATCAACGCCCCGATGCCAGTGCGGATCAGAGCGCCGCGCAACAGGACCAGCGCTGTGGCGAGCCCACGGACCGACAGCGCTGCGCCTGCCATCCCGGCGACCCAACGCCCTGCAAGAAAAGCCACAAACGTGGCGGCATAGGTGGTCAGACGGCCGATGTTGTCGAAAAGGCCTCGGATCGCGATGCCGAGTGGCCCGGTGCGGCTGGCCACCGCCGCCATCGCGTTCGCGACCGCTTCCAGCGCTGGTGCTGCGGCGACAGCCAGTTGGTTCGACAGGCCACGCCAGATCAGGCCAAGCCGGGAGATCGCATCGTTGGTCCGCTCGATCTGGTCGGCATCCTGCTCGGAGACGACGACACCGAAGGCGAGGACGTCCTCGGTCGCCTGGCGCAACGTCGCGGTGTCGATTCGACTCATGGCTATGGAGCCTTCCTCGCCGAAAAGCTGGCCCGCAACAGCGGCGCGTTCAGCGGCCGGCACAAATTGCTCGATGGCCGCGTTGATCGCGCCAACCCGCTGGTCCAGCGGCAGGCCGATCAGCTCATTGGCCGAGAGACCGAGCCGGTCCAGCGCATCGGCGGCGGGGCCGGTCCCGGCGGCTGCCTGGCTGAGCCTTCGCGTCAGATCCTTGGTCGCCTGTTCGATGCCGGAGATGGAGACGCCCGCGAGTTCACCCGCGCGCTCGAGGGTCTGGATCGAGGCGACCGTGGTCCCGAGAGACTGAGCCAGCTTGGCCTGCGCATCGACGGTTTGCAGCCCGGAACGCACCATCGCCACGCCAGCAGCGGCGGCGGCGGCCACGGCGGCAGCGGCAGCCACCGAAACACGACGGGAAAACGCCGCGAGCCGGGTGTTGGCCGCTTCCATCTCGCGGCTAAGGCGACCGAAGCCGCGCGCTCCGGCCTCACCGACACCTTCCAGCTCGGCACGCACCTGTCTTCCGCCCACCGCTGCAAGGCGGACAGAGACGCGTTTCTCAGCCATGGGAATGATCCATCTGTTCGTTGAGCTTGGTCACCATCACCGCCTCAACGGCGGGCAGAAGTTCGGCCATGGCCAGAGGCGGGATGCCGAGCGCGCCCCCGAGAGCCAGCGCGGCCGACATGTCCCAGCCGGTCACGGCACCGGGCAGCACGCGGAGCTGGCCGCCGAGACGGCCGACGAGGTCCCAGACCTGCCAGCCTTCAAAGGTGGTGGGTCGGTTCATCCGCGCCGGGCAGGTTTCGCAGGTCGCTTCGCACGCTTCGCAGTAGCGCTCGCCCCCGCCGAAGGACCACTCGGCAAGGGCGCGGAGACGTTTTTTTCCTGTTCCAACAGCAGGCCTTTGGACACGTAGGTCAGCTGAAAGGCCTCGAAGATCGGCCAGATGTCGAGAAGTGCGTCGACAGCGTCGGGACTGGGGTCGATGGGATTGCCGTCTGCGTCACCGATGCCTTCCCAAGCGAGAACTGCCCTCCGCGCCAGTGCTTTTGCGAAGGCGACGGCGCGTTCCTCGTCCGATGCCTCTCCGGGCACTTCCTCTACGGCAGGATCGCTGCGCGTCGCCACCATCAGCGCCGTGGTCAGCGGGCGCAGCTGCACACGCACCCCGGGTGCGAGATCATGCCAGCGCGGCTGGTTCGTCAGGTCGAGCGTCAGCATCAATATACCTCAATATCGTTGATCAGGGTTGCGGTGCACATCCGGCCGACCGTGCTGTCGCGCGCGGCCTGCCAGTCGAAGGTCGCCTGCACGCCCTGCGGTCCGGAAATCTCGATCCGGGGGCGCGGCAGATAGACGGCGTGCACGGTGAAGGTGAAGCTCTCGCCAGACGGCAGCACATAGGCAAACTCGAGCTCGCAGGGATCGCCATTGATCGCCTGTGTCACCAGCGTCTGATCGGCGAACCGCACCTCGATGGAGCCGGTCAGAGCCGCAATGGACGGGTCTGCCCCGTCGATGCGGCCGTCCGAGCGGATGGTCTCGATCCGGTCGAGATTGTTGGCATAGGTGATGTCGGCCGAGACGACGTTGCCGAGGGCGGATCCGTTGCGCGTGATCGCCCCGTTGAAATGGCCGAAGCGCTTCAGTTCCAGCGCAGCGGGCGTTCCAGCGCTGGTGGTCGTGCCGACTGTCTCCCCCTGTGCCACCAGCCGCGCCGTCGCGGTCAGCAAACCTGAGCGCTGCATTTGCCAGTTGATCTGGTCGAGCACGCAACCCGAATACATCGCATAGCGCGGCACCTCTGGCATGCCGGTCTCGATCGATATGCTTGGCAAGACCCATGCACCCGACTGAAACTCATGCGTCCATGGACCGGTGCCGGTCGTCGCTGGGTCACCAAACGCAGCCTTCAGCCAGAACCCGAAGGCCTCGGCGTCAAGCGGCACGACAATATCGCCATCGGCGGTCACCGCATCCTTGATCGGGGCGAGCGGGTCGCGGCCGTAGCCAAGCAATTCCGAGTTCAGCAGCGGCTGCTCTGCCCCAAGCGAGGTGCTGGCGAAGGGCATTTTCGTGAAGCCACCCACGGGGGGCGTTCCATAGGTCGTCTCGAACGCAAGCGCCATCTGCGCCCGCGCCCCTTGGGCTCGTGCCATCGTGTTCTCCTTGGATTGTCGGGATCAGGCCAGCGGATCGGCCGTGGAATAGTGCAGCATCACCGGAATGACGGCGGCCTTCAGACTGGCCGCGCCCTCCACGGGCAGATCGACCGGCCGGGGCGCTTCCGCTTCGACCCAGTCGCAGAGCCCGCCCAACGTGCGGTCGGCGGCGAGCGCCACGCCGATGCTGGCGGTCAGAGTGTCGAATGCGGCGTCACGGTTTGTGCCCTGCACGACTGCCTCGATCTCGACGCGGTGCTGGTAGTGGTAGCGAAGCGGCGAAAGCGTGACTTCCGGCTCACCGGGTTCGCCGTCGCGCAGGATCAGCAGGCCATCGGCTGGAACGCGTTCGGGCAGCACCTCGCCGCGCAGGGCGGTGGCGGGCAGCGCCGAGAGCCGCGCGTGCAGCGCAGTGAGGATGTTTTCGCGGTGAGTGGGCAAATGTATCCCTACTTTCAGTCGGCGGTGGTTCAGTCTTCGCGAGGCCACTCGCGCTTTCTAGAAATAGTGATGAAAGTATCCATTCATCACAAAGAACACGAGGCTAGCAGCAGTTGCTGCCAAGAGTGAAAGAACCAAGAAAAGGACGAATGCCCGATGTGATTTCACCGCCTCTGAGTGTTGGTCTCGATACTGACGAACGACCGCCAAGTCGTGAAGAAAGAACCAAAATCCAAGCCAAGTCACGCCATCAAGGAAGATTCTCAGCACCAAATGGACGCGATTTGGCGCAAAACGTTTGAACGGAAAGAGAATGGCTTTTGTTGGGATATAGAAGAACAAGACTACGCCCCATAGAACTCGCTCCAGTGAACTCCTTTCCAAACCAACGTTATCTGCAATTGGGTCTGCCATCTTCATGGCAGCGCGCTCAGCTCTGCTCAGGATCATGGAGACGAGCACGAGATCAGTATACCAAGTCGGCGGAGGCGGTATTGAAATTTTGGCCTTTAACAGAACTTCCGCCAACCACTCGAGCACAGCGCTTATCGGCACGTATAGAACAAGATCGAACAGTCCGTAGAAAAACTCGCGAAGGTGCTCAAGCGTGTTTTCGAATATAGGCAACAGCGCAAACCCAAATATACCGTATATTGCATTGGATATTGCAGTGACCAAGATAAAGAATGCGAGAACCAGCCCAAACACCTGTCCCCAGGTCTGAGCTTCCGACTTTAGATACTTCGCTACGCGGCCAAAGGACTCTTGCATTATATCTTTGGACAAATTCTCTCTGCATTCTCGCTGAACATTGGAGGCAAAGGTCGGTTCTGACAAGGAAAATGGCTGTCCCTCCACTACAACCGCCCCTCCACCCAGTTCGCCACGATCAGCCCCGGCACGCTATCTAGCGCCCGCGCGGCATCCCGCGCCAAGTCCAGCCGTTTAGGCAGCTTCACCTGCGGCACCAGCAGGAAGATCGGCGCTGTGACCTTGCCGCGTCCCGTCTTTGAGCGCGACACCACCGCCTGGCCCTTCGTATTCAGCCGTCCCTCGGCCACCAGCAAGCTCGGCCCTGTCCGACGATAGACGAACCGCAGACGCAGACCGCGCCGCCGCTCCCATTCACCGGGGGTGATCCGGCCGCCACGCGTGGATTTGCCCGCAGCTGGCAACGGGATTGCCAGCCAGAAGCCGTCCTTCGAGCGGATTAGCGGGCCGGTGTCGTGAGCGCCGACGATCACCGGGGCCTTGGACCAGACCAGCGCGGCGGCATCGAGGCTCTCGCCCGACCTCGGGAAGTTCTGGCTCCGGATCGAGTTGGCGAGCCGCCGACCCAGCCCCGCGCCAGTGATCTGCGTGCGCCAGGCAGTCTTGAGCCCGGTCCCGGCCTCGCGCATGGCAGCCGTCACCGCCCGTTCGCCCGCCGCGACCTCGGCTGCCATCATGGCCACGATGTCCGGGTCGATGTCGAGCTTCAGTTTCACGCGGGCCTCAGATCCACGGTCCAGACAAGCCGTTCGCGGTCGCGGACCGGCTCGCCCTGAATGAGAAAGGCTTCCCCGTCGATCTCGATGCGGTCTCCGGGGCGCGGGGCCGGAACCTCAGCGACACGCAGGTCGATCCGGGTCGTTTCCGACCAGAGCCGCGCGTCGCCGAAGTCGGTGATCGCATCGGCCTGCCGGGAGACAACGCGCACCAGCACGGGTGCGCCGCCATCGGAAGTGTAGATTGCCTCTCGCCCGATATTGGGATCGGCAAACAGCGCATCCACAATGGCGTCAAACGCCGTCATCAGAAGCTCGCGTTCAGGCGCACCCGACCGATCACGTCACCCGCGCCGCCAGCAACGGCCTCGGTGGCCACGCCAATCAGCGTATTCGCCGTGGCGGTCTTGGTGGCCTCCTTGTTGGTGTTGTCCCAATAGACCTTGTCGCCTGCCGACCAGGCCTGCGAGGCGACCTTCTTCAGGTCGAAGACGCCGACGAGCGCTGCCTCAAGCGTCTCGGCATTGGCGGCATCCCCGGCGGCCACGCCGAAGATGGAGCCGACGAGCAGGCCGTCGCCGGTTGAGACCGCATAGGGCGCGGTCAGGGTGATGGTATTGCCGGGCTGGACGTAGTTTTTCATTGGTATGAGTCCTTTCTCATGTGTGCTGATTGGCTCTCAGGTGTTTTCGGATACGGCCGGATTTCAGCGCTGCAACATGCGCCACGCTGACGCCGAAAGCCCCGGCGACCTCGCGTCGGGAATAGCCAACGTCCAGGCAATCGAGCATGCGCAGGCATTGGCGGTCGGTCATACGGGACAGATGCGAGCGATCCCCGCAAAGCATCGTGCCGTGTTCGCGCTTGTGCTCGATGTTCTCGCGCTGCGAGACATACGCGAGGTTTTCGATGCAGTTATTGGACTTGTCGCCATCGAGATGAGCGACGACCAGCCCGTCCGGTCGTGGCCCCAGAAAAGCCGCCGCGACCAGAATATGCAGAGCAGTCCGCTGTCGGGTGCCTTTGCCACCGCGAACCAGCGTGTGGTGCAAGTATCCCTCGGGATCACGCCACGGCTGTCGAACGGTCCATTCTTTCCGATCCAGCCAACGAGCGCGCGCGCCACGGGGGATCTTGCCCTTGCGATGTGCACTCCAGACCTGACCGGCCCGGTTGATGTGGTATCCGGGAAACCCGGGGATCGGTACCGCGCCCTGTCGATCATTGATCGTCATGGGAGCCAGCCGATCCTATGCCCCCGGATTTTTGTAGAGACCCCTCCAGTCGATGGCCTTGGCACCGAAGTCGAGGCGGCACTTGATCTCGACGCCATCGACGTCGAAGCCATTGCGGGTCTCGATGTAGGCACCCTGCTGGCCTTCCAGATAGGCGTATTCGATGGTGTCGATCTGGTTCGGGCTGGCCGCCAGATACCAGGCGGTTTCGCTTGCCGCATCGAGCCGGGGCTCGCTGATCGGCGCCAGCGTCCGGATCGATTGCGGCACGACGTTGGAGGTTGCGGCGGGCACGA